AGATTACCATTGCCCAAACCTACATTAATTGATACATCGTACTCAGTATCCCACTCACGAGGATCAAACGTCACCCATTTGCCACGCAAACGCAATGTACGCTCTTTTTCTTGGTACTTGCATAGTAGGTGTAGGATGCCTCTAAATAATGACTTAACGCCTGTTTCTGCAAAGATACGAGCTATCAGCTCTAGCTTACCTTGAGATTGCTGTGTCATTGCTGCTACTGCTGTAGCTGATACGTTCTGCAATACGTTAGGATCAAGACCTTGCTGCATATCTGATACACCAGTACGCTTCGCTAGTGCGCCATCCAAGTATTCAAACATAGGGAACGATTGCCCTGCCGTTGACTGTACTGTCAATGGGATGATAGCGTTAGGATTCTTAACTCGTACTACGCCACCAGCAGTAGACGTTAGCAAGTCATCTAGGTTTACTTGACCTTCTACGGCAGCAACACGATAGTTGTTCGTTAGGTACAAATTATTAAACATCTGGCGCAAGATTGTGGACTTCTCCAATTGGATGTCCATTGTCCTGTCAGCCATTGATTGACCAAAGAATAAGTGTGGGATAGGAATAGGGCAGATTGAGTGGAATGGAACGTAGTCGCAGTCATTGTTAGACAATATCTTGTGACCTGCAATTAATACCTTGCGTAACTCTGGGATGCCTTTTCCGATCAGGTCTGCCTTGATGAAGCACTCAAACACTTCTACATCATCTGTTAGTGCGTAGTCAGGTAACTCATCTCTCTGGTAACGTGCTAAGCGTTCTGGGCTGTACTCTAGTCTGTCACCAGCAGGGATTTCATCTACTACTGACTGCTCAAAGCCCATCGCAATCAAGTCACCACGACTAATCATACGTCTGTGGGCAACAAAGTCTGCGTTTTCAATGCTGTTAGATGTTTTGCTGATTAAGAACTCTTCTGGTGGTACGTTCTCAATGACGATACGGCTCTTGTCTTTAGTACGCTGAATAGTTACGCTGTGTGAGTTGTACACCATGCCATCAGCACCGATAATTGCATCAGTCTTTTGCTTGACAATCTCAAAGTCTCCACCCATCAAGAGCATTGTCATCTCGTCATCACTTAAGTTCTCGTACTTCTCCTTAGTGACATCTTTTTTCTCTTCCCAGTAGGCTTTAACAACACCAACCTTTTGTAGTAACGCATCCTTGAACCAATTGTGCATGATCAAGAAGCCATCGTTATCTTTATAGAATACCCAGTTCGCCATGTCAGATGCCTGTTCTGCGAATGGTTCGTCACCATCCTTAACAGGTTCAAACTGTACTGCATCCTCGTTGGATGTGAATACTCGTATTAATTGTGGTAACGCACCATCTACTGCCTCAGCTACTTCTCCTGTAACTACTTGGCTTGAACCCTCTACCTCGTTGCCATAAGGTTTGCGTAGGTAGTAGTCCATTGCCTCTGCACGTTGGGCAACTGTTTCAGTTTCAAGGTAGCCGATAGCATTATCTATCTGCGTGATACAAGCATTTAGTAATTCATCTTCTGTCATTTTACCCATTAGACCACCCAACTATTATTAATGTTTAACGGCTTAGACCAAGTTGCATCTACTTCGTTTAATCCTATTGCTAAGTACCTAAAGCTGTCGGCATAGTGCGATGCCCAATCGTGTAGTGGTGTGTCAAAGAATACGTTACGCTTCTCATCAAACACCCTACGATAGTTCCGTAGTGCTGATAGACCTTGCTTGGTGTTCTCTGCATCAAACCAGCATCTAGGTAGTAACCTTCTGACTGCCTGTATTCCATCTGCTACTGATAGGCTTGGTGCAATTGACACCTCTAAGCCAGCTTCCATCAGTACCTCTTGCCTTGACTTGCCAGTTGACATCTCTCTAACTCTAACGTCATGTGGCAGTATGTGTTGCGCCTTGTCGTAGCCTTTATCTCTCAGCCAGCTTACATAGTAATCTAATCCGACACCATGATTCTCAGTAGAATCTATAAGCTGTATCTCTTTGCCGACTATTTGAGCCACCCAGATACAAGTTGAATCGCTAACACCCAAGTCCCAGCTACATACAAGACGAGCAAGAGCATCACGAGGAATAGTTGTAACTCTGCTTTGTTCATCTGTTTCATTTAGTAGCGCACCATAGTAAGCACCCTCAACTGGGGCATCAAAAGAACACTCAAACTCTTGTCTAAACTTATCCTCACCCATCTCGGCTTTGGCATCTGCTAACTCTTTAGCATCTAGGATACCTGTATCACTTGCCTTGAACTCTAGGAACTTCCAGCCATCTGCCTTTAACGCACGTTCTTTAAAGTCTGCAAAGTGGTTGTTGCCCTTTGGTGTACCAATAAACAAGCACCAGCCTTTTCTATCTGCTAGTGCTGGTCTGATAATCTCATTCCATATCTTTGGGTTCTGATCGCCAATCTCGTCTAGCACTACGCCATCAAAGTATTGACCTCGCAAGCTATCGCCATTGTCTGAACCATACAAGCTAATACGTCTGCCTAAGAAGTCAACACGCAACTCAGCGATGTTTACCTTTGCGCCTAGTGGTCTTGTGTACTCTACTAGGTAATCAAACGCTACTCGTTTAGCCTGTGCGTATGTTGGTGCTATGTAAGCGTAACGTGGATCTTTTTGTTCGTTGTTTAGTGAAGCATTAATGAGATGTAGGATAGCTGATACAGTCTTACCCATACGTCTGTGTGCTACTACTACAGTAAATCTGTTCTTGTTTACTGCGTGATGTATTTCTAACTGTGGCGGTCTAGGTCTGTAACCTAGATCTGGTGCATCAGTCATTAGGCACACCAGTAATTACTTTTAACAATATTGGTGCATCTGCATCGCCAGTCATCTCTACAGAACTTAAGTCTGGAACTGACTTCTTGAGAAGTATCTCTATAGCCTTCATCTGCTGTGACGTTAGTTCAGTCTGACCTAGCGCACATTCTGTTAGTCGTTCTATGAGTAAAGCAGCATTGATCTTATCTCTGATCAATTGCTGGTGTCTTGGATTTAGTTTTGCTGTAATGCTCATGATTTATCACTCCCGAAGGTTGGTGATCCTTTTTTATGTTACCACTTAACCTTATTTGCCCAATATGCTGCGCTCATCTTACCTTTTTCAATATTGCTTGCATGACGTGCCTTGAATGAATCGCTACGCTTGCTTCCCTCTGGACTGCCTTTAACACCCTGCTGACCAAAACGAATGGTCTTGATTGTATCACCTTCTTTGGCGACAACAACGTGGCTCTTAGTCGGATGGTTTGGAGTAGCTTTAGGCTTGTTGTAGCCAGATACTCCAGCGTTCTCTAGTCGTGCATCCTTCTTCATTTCTTGGCTTTCTTTGGTGCTGTGTGAGTAAGAACTTGACTAGCAGCCGTATGCTTTGCACCAGTCATCAACACATTGCCAGATTTGTGTGTAGCACCTGTGTAAACTTTACCATTAGGTAAGTAATGTGTTTGCATCTTGCTCATTATTTCTTAGCCTTCTTAGGCTTCTTGGCTGTCTTTGATGCTTCCTTGAAGTCTTGTGCTGTTGGTGCGTTCTTGCTACCAGCCTTGTTCATCTTCTCGCCAGAGCCAGCCTTGATCCGCTCTTGCTTGGCATTGATATTTGCATACAATCCTGTTTTAGCCATTATAGTAACTCCGTTACACATAAAGTTGATGATGTTACTGCTGCATCCTTGATGTAAGCCATCTTGTCACCGCCATTAACTTTAAAAACTAATGAGCTGTTAGTAGGAATCATCATACTGGTAGTAATAGATGCTGTTGGGTTTGTGCCGAACGCTACATGACAATGACCTAGTGAGCAGGATACTCGCACTAAAGTTGTATTAAGTCCAAATGCTGTTGATTGTGCAGTCGTTGCGCCTACTGCAAATACTTGTGAAGTTGATGGTGTGAACGCATCAACAATGTTACCGCCTTGATCTCTAGCTACGATACTCATAATTATTTACCCTTTTTCTTTGCTGGTGCTTTTGTAGGCTTAGGTTTGCCTGTATATTTTTGCATCTTCTCTGCAATCTTGTCCATGTTTCTCATATGAAATCCTTTAAGTTGAGGTAGGAGATTTTATAGGGCAAAGTATCTCAGACTCTGGTTGTATCTAGTATTCAACATGAACTCGGTAGCCATCTCGGTTCATCCCTAAATTACATGATGAGGATCAGTCATCACGCAACGTTCTGTAAAAGGCAGTAGGCTTCAACTGTGCATGGATCACATCCACCTACCTAAAGACCATGTTACTCGGAGAAGAGTTATCTAAATACTATTTAGACAAATGAAACTATATCACACTTTCTTGCTCTTTGCAACTTTGTTGACAATTGCAGTCTTTACTGGCTTAAAGTTTAGCCCTTGTAGTCTGCACCTTCCTGTATCTTTCTTATCATCTTTTTAATGTACCAGATGGACTTCTCTAAATCTTCCACCCCATTCTTTTCTCTCCATCTCCATAGATACTTGATTGCGTTAGCCGTACATACTGCATCTATACCTCTAAGATTCACAGTAGCAGCTTCTAGCGCATCAATACACTCCACCTCACCTTGCTTATAGTGAGATGGGTTTACGTTGTCATTCTCTTCATATATTTTTGTGTAATCTTCAGATCTAACCATCGCTAAACTCCATAAATTAATTGGTTTAAATATTATGTCGTGCCATTCAATAGTTCTAGGTTCTTTGCTAATAATTCCACCTCACTCATGCCTATTGCATCCTCAAAGCCTTCAATACCAGAATGGATAGCCACCCGATAGCCACCCAGCCTATGATGAGAACTGCATAGCCCAATAGCTTTTGACCAATGGGATTTCTGTCCTGCGCCAGCCCCACTCCGAATATGATGGATTTCGCAAGGAGTATGCTCATAACCAGCGAGTAGACAAACAATGCAGCCAAGATCTGCAATTCGCCCATAATGCTTGCGTTCATCCTTCGTCATCCCTTCCTTCTCGCTCTACTTGGCATCAATGCCCAAGCTAACAGTAACCCATTAGCCACACCAATAAAGTAAGCTGGTGAGTAGCACAGTATGTAGTCCTTAATCGTTACTAACATTAGTTTCCTATCTATTCATAATCGCTACAATTATAGCCACAGACGATGTATCTATTGGCTTTATCCACAATTCTATCTATTCACTTACTTATTCACTCTCGCCTTTAAAGTCACTAGGCTTCAGCACAGACTTGTGTGCATCTGTACGCATTGCATCTAAGGTGTGAATAATGTCACCAAAAGAGCCACCACTAACGTTAGCGTCACAATAACCCATAAGTGTACCATCACGATTATAGTAAACTTCTTTGATCTCATAGTACGTTTCCCCAATCTCATCCTCAAACTGCATCACCCTATAGTTCCAGCTCATTACCAACTCCATCCTAGATTGCTAGCAAACGCTTCTACTTTTTCCTGATAAGCAGCCATGTCCTTAACCGATAGCTTGGTAGTTGACTGCACCTTTGTAATCTTATCCCTGCCCACATTCTTCTCAATTAGCAGGAACTTGTATCCCATTAAGTCGTGTACATCCTGTGCTGTGTATCCTAAATAATCTCCTACGCTGGTGTACAGTTCCCACAGTCTAGCGTTCTGCTCTAGGCTGCGATCACTATCCTTCTCTTTAACAATCACCTGCCAGTTGTTACCCTGCTCTACCAAGTCATTAAGCCTTGCTACCAATACTGGTAGATTGCTCTTGGTGATATTGAACGGCTTTACGTTTTGCATCTTCTACATTCTCCGATTTATATAACCATTTAGTACCATTCCACAGTTCGTAAATAACTTTATCGTATATCATTGATTTACTTATGGTAAATGATAAATCCCCCACCTTGCTTTTAATGTAATACTTATCCCCTTGCTGCCACTTCATCTATCACATCCTCTAGCATTGCGTTGAAGTACAGTTCCTCATCTATTACTGCATTAAGCCACTTAGTACCACCTAGCTGCTTAAACACAGTCAGACGATCTGGGCGCAATCGTAGTGATGTTGTGATTGCTTTCATGTGTTCTGGTAATGGTTTACGACCACGCTTAACTTCATTCATTGTCTGCCCTTAAATCAATTGTTGGTGTTGGTGTGACTATCGGTTGCCATGTGCTACTTGGTGCTACATACGTTGATGGTGTCAATGGTGCTGGTGGTATGAATACCTGTACTGGCGCAACGTAAATAACCTGTGGCTGCGGATATAGCTTTGTGAAGTCCACTAGCCTGTCTGCTCCTCTCCAGATCGGAAGAG